GGCGTGGGTCCATGGACCGGTTGCGAGGCGTACGGGGAAACTCCGGCCCGTGATAATCCTAGGGTCATGGGTGGACCCGGAAGGGTTGAAAACGCTGTGCTTGACCAGCGTTTCACGTTTCACGAACGCTTCGTAAGCCAATTCACGCTTGGTGAACTGCCCGTACGGTCCGCTTTCGATGGTTGACTCGAGTCGGGCTCGAGTACTTCCACCGAAGCGGGAAAGCCAAATGGCAAGGGGTGTCGCCACCACCGCATCGCCCGTGATGCGTTGGAAAAGAGAGGTGGCCCGGAACGCAGCGTAGCTGCGGTTCCAAGCTGCCTTGACGACTGGGCTGCTATCGGGGTCTGGGATGAGAGGGGCGCGCAGAATGCGCCCGGCGATGCCTCTTCTCTCGTTGTGAACGCAACTGCGGTTCACGAACGGGAGGAAGCTTCCCAGAGCTGGCCCGATGAGGTAACAGCCCACAGTGCCCTTGCACTTGTCTTCATCCCCCCCCGACAGCGTGCCGCGTTCCTGGCAGTGCGGGAGGGGGTGGGCGCCGTCCTCTTCGTAACACGTTGAGAGGAGGCGGAAAGAACCATGGCGCCACGTCGAGGGGAACGTGGGCTCGCGCAGCAGTTCGTCTTGCCTGAAGACGCACGTGCTCGCTAGCTGTGTTGCCTTGCCAATAGACATCACCAACCAATTGTACAGTGCGTGTACAACCACCGCTGCACGCAGTGGTATATTGGCAGCAATGCAATGCAACAGGGTCGGCCTGATGCTTTGGCTTAGCCCCACACACCAACCCGCTTGCCACACACGCCTTGCAGCCTCGAAGAGGATGATGACGGGGGTGACAGCGGGGTGTGCACGTCGGAGCAACTCCTCCAGAACCGGGGTTAGCACGATGTTGGCCAACCCTGCCGGCACGACGGCGGCAACTTCTGGTGGTGTTACAGGCACCCCAGCCACAACAGTGGCTAGACGCGAGATGCCTGCGGTGAGCGCTGCGATCACGGTTTGAATCCGGACAACCGGTTCCGTGATAACGTCCACCATTCCGATGGGTTTCCTGCGCCGGCGAAGCGTCCACCAGACACAGAAGGCCGCCACGATAGCGGACACTCCGGTGTAACCCCTGGATGGAGCTTGCCAGCTGTCGAAGAGGGTGGCTAAACGATCTCCCACCGTCCTGGAGCCCGGCAGCCAATTTGGTAGCCAGGCTCGCAGGCCCGCGGTTCGTCCGACCACGGGTAGTGCGAAATCGTCAAGCGCGACTTCTTCACCACTGACTCCCCTCGCGAAGCCAACGGTGATGGAGCCTCGCAGAACAGCATCCCGAATCGCTGGATGGATGTTGATCCGCTTGGCATGCGCGCTTGCCGCCCGAGACACCTGCCTGAGCACCTCGCTGGTCCGTGGTCGGAAGACCACTTTCTCAGCGACGAACCCTGCCAGCGTGGCGTCGTAGATGAGGGCGGGGGTAGAGAGGGGCAAAATGGAGGCCAGCTCCGAAGGCTGTCCTACCACACGGCTGGGCACCGAAGAAGCACTCCCTGTGCTGCGGGAGAGAAAGCGTCTAAAACCACTCCAGGCCTTTGTGCTCCTGGGGGGTTTATCCTCCTTCTTGGGCGTGAACTGGGCGACACACGCACTGCAGCCTGTGCAGTTGTGTTGTTTGTCAACCCAGCCCTTCCCTGCTGTCTTGGTAGCGATTACCAACTTCGATGGGACCAGTGTCCCCTCATTCAATCCTCCCCGGACGTCGTTGTCCTCCAAAACTACCTCCCCATTGACCACCTGGCCAAAGCCCCACATGCCCTGTGTGGCTGTGACTTTCCAGTTGACCCCACGGCTCGCAAACCAGGCTGACGAAAGCGCCGAAGCACTCGCCATCCCGGCCTTGAGGCCGCAGGTCTCCCCGGCAGTGGTCCACGTGATCTGGCTGCCATCGTCTTTCTCCTTGGTGGATCCCTTTTCGTTCGGGGGGTTCCATTGCAGGAGGTAGACGGCGCGCCGGCCCAGGACTGCGAGGTCCGGAACCTTGTTCACGTAAAAGAGGGGGGGTGGGTTTGGACCCTCGGGCCGGACCGCACCGCAGGTGTCCACACCCACCACATCCGCTTGGGCCATAGGGCCACGAAGCACTGAATGCAGGAGTATGGTATACCTTGCGCCCTGGATCCCCCAGGGCGATTGGTGCGTGAACTTGAAAGAAACGGTGTGTGCGTAGAGCAAGAGGTCGTCTCTCAGCCCAGCATCCACGAACGTGGAAATTACACACTCCTCGGAGCAACGCGGACAGCCACAGGCCCGAGGTGGGGCCTGGATACCGGTCTGGGTACCCGTGGCTGCTGGTTGCGCTTTCTCCTCTCTCTCCCTCCGTCTCGCGCGTCGCTCGCTGCGCGTTGATCTGGACGGGGGGTCCGTTCCGGCCTTGCGGCCATCCGGTTTGGCGGTCTTCCCGCCCAGGCCCTTGGCCTGGTCACCCACCTGCTTCTTGCTAGCCGGTAGGCGTGGAGCGCTTCCCCTCTTCGTAGGGGTGGGGCTTGGTGTGCTCTGGTGAGGCGACTTCCCCGTGGTGTCGTCTCGCTTTCGCCCTCCTCTGCCAAGGGCGCCTCCGCGTCCACGGCCACGGCCACGCCCCCCGCCTCGGCCCCCCCTCCTGGGGGTTTTGGCGGGTGACTTGCCGTCACCGCGTGCGCGTCCCCCTTTCCCACCTCGGATTGCTCTCCGGTGGGGACTGGGTACGGCGCCCTTCTCCTTGGCCTTACGGCCTGGCCCTGGTTGGGCCCTTCCGACACTCTCCTTTGTGTCGCGCTTCGCCTGATTGTCGACGGTAGTCTTGTCCCCGGTCAAGGGGCTCACCTCCTGTTCTGATCCTTTGTCATTAAGTTTCATTAGTTTTGGTTAGACGGAAGTTCACAGCATTTCCAGTGCTGGGCCGCGGGGGCCAGTAGTCCACGCTGTGTGGTGGGTCACATGACGATCATCACGCCAATTGCTCATTACAGAGACACAATATCGATGTCGGGTCGGTTTTAACCTCCGGCCACGTGCCTACATTGGAGATGCCAGCACGCACCACGTACGCCTCAGCCCTAGGCAGTCCACCCTTCCGAGGTTTCCTACCATAACGAGGCATCTTGACGTCGCGGTTTCTCCCCCCCTACGCAGCGGTTGACTGGACCGGCTTACTAGAACGGTAGGGGAGAACCCAGGAGAACAAGCAACTGGGCCCCCGTGGGGTAACGTGTATCTTACGCCGTCCGTGTTCCGGACTGCGTCTCTGTAATGTCCTCCACCCATCTCGAAGTCTTAGGTACATTGTTAGGTTTACGCGTGCTGCCTGCACGCCGAGATTCACAAACGACTGCCGTCGCAAGGTCCACGT